ATGAATATGAATGAATATGAAAGTAATTAATAATAAAATTGATAATATTATTATTAATATTTATTTATACATTTAACAATATGTACATTATCGGATGTCAGGTTTATGAAGATGAAGAAATTGTAATGGTTTCTTCGTATTCATCGATATATGACCAAAATCCGGATGAATATATTTATGAGGATGAAGAAACTCATGAAAATGAATATGATAAAATGGCTGTTGACTTCATGGAAAAAATGAATATCCGTCAAACGTCATTTTAATTAGAAAAAAATAAATTATATAATCCAAAAAAGATATCTTTTTTGGATTTTTTATTCTTCATCATCGTTGATAAAAACACATTTCTTTTTTTTATCGTCATTTTCTTCATCATCATTATTTTCATGTTCAATAACTAATTCATTATCGATAAAAGTTTTAATTAAATAACCATTATTTTTATAATATTTAATTCTTTTATAACCTTTGAATTTAAACAAAGAAAAATCATCAAAAATATCAATACATAATGGTTTATATTTTCTTTCATTCTTTTTTTCTCTCAGAATTCGCCCGACCGATTGCTGAATATCACTAATAGGACTTGCTAAAATTACTGTATTTAAAGTAGGAATATTTAAACCTTCGCTGCTCATTTGATAAGTAGCTAAAATTATTTGTTTAGTTGCTGATATATCTAAATCGGACATTTTCATACCACCGATATAATAACCATAAGAGGCGATTTCATCTTTTGCAATTAATTCTTCAATGTCTTTTAATTGATTTTTGCGTTCTGATAAAATCAATATTTTACGCTCAGGTTCTTTTTCAAGTATATCTTTTAATAAATTAATTATAAAAATGGTTCTAGGTTTATAATTACAAATATTATTAACCATCGCAACAATATTTGGTGTTCCATTATACATCGTTTTAACAAAACTATATTCAATATCATGAACAAAATATTTATGTAAATTAACAATCATATCACAATCATTTATATCTGATTTAATTTTATAAACAGATTTTCCTAAATACCATTCGAAAACCTTTCTTAATCCATCTTTTCTATTTAAAGTAGCCGATAAACCTAATGTTATACGAATATTCATTTTTCGAAATGCTCGTGAAAATACCTCAGATGCAATATGATGACATTCATCAATAATAACTAATCCAAAATCATTAAAAATTTTAGAATCATATTCCCTAATTGCTAGAGATTGCAATGTTGCAATAACAATATCTTTATTTTCAATATCAATTTTACTTTGCTTAATTTTGCCAATTCTTGCATTCGGGACAAATAATTTAATACTATTAATGAATTGTTCATTTAAAAAATCTTTATGAGAAATAAATAATGTTTTCTTTTTAAAATAACATGCAACATAAATTGCCATAATAGTTTTACCAAAACCACATGGAACGCTAATAATTCCACCTAATTTTTTTTTAGTAATTACATTATCAATAAAAGCATCAATCGGGGCTTGTTGAATATCTCTTAATTTTCCTTTAAAATCCAATAAAGGACAATCGACGCCATAACTTAATTTATCATCTGCAGGAAAACCATATTTTTCAATGCCATAACATTTAGGAATATATAATTTATTATCACTTTCTAAATAAATAGGATATTCTTTAGCAACATTTGAAGTAAAAGAATTTGAAAATATTTTTGGACTGATTAATAATTCACTTTTAATTTTATTAATTAATTCTCTATTTTCTGGTGTCTTTGCAATTCCATATCCTCTATTAGTTAAAGATGTCATTATTTGCAACATTTAATTAATATATATTTAATTTTTATATATAATTTATAGTAGATGATATTAAATTTTATTAGAGCGTTATTAGTAATTTTATTATTATTTGTAATTATTGTAGATTTTGATTTACCCATAATAATAAACACAAAAACAAATCAGTTATTTATAGCTATAATAATATTATTAATAATAATAGCAGTTGATGAAATAATTGGATTTTTAATTGGATTAATATTTTTAATTATTTATTTTAAATTTTATCAAAAAAAAATAATGCCAAAATCTAATTTCGAAAATAAAAATGAACAATCATCTATGTCTTCGCCATTAGCTTCTTCATTTTCGTCATTTGCTTCTTCATTCACATCTCCATTTGTTTCAAGTCCATCTTTCATTTCTTCTGAATCTTTAACCAATTATACTAATAATTATACTACTACTGCTAATAATGACCCGATAACATCTTTTTTTAATTTCTTTAATGGTGATGTTAAACCTAAATCTTATTCAACACAACCTGAAATACCAGACCATTATATAGAAGAACTTAAAAATGAAAATTGTAAATTAATCCCTTATATATCAAATGAATTATTAAAAGCAGCGCAAACTAATATATATAATGAGGAAAATTATAAAACTGAAATAAAATCAGATAATAATTTTTACGGCATACAAGGTTTAAATTCAGATAATAATCATTTCGCTGCATATGATAATGATACTAATTATCATACTCCATTACAATAATTTATAAAACATCAATCCATATAATATTATAAATATCATTATTATTTTTATTATATAATTATAACTATCTAAAATAACTGATATATTTTCAGGTATTTTACTAATAATTGTACTATATATATTTGGATTTGTAACAATTGCAATTATTATACATATAATAAATGTTTTAGTTATTAATATATTATCAATATAATTAACCTGATTTTGTCTTTGCAGAGGTTGAGGTTGCGGTAATTGCTGTGATGGTTGATATTGTGGTTGCTGTTGTTGCTGTTGTTGCTGTTGCTGTTGCTGTTGTTGCTGTTGCTGTTGTTGATTATTATTAATTTGATAATTATTAGATTGATTATGTAATGATAATTCTTTTTCAAATTCTGTTAAAACATCTTTTACAATTGGATCATCCGCCATATCTGGAGTTATATTAGTATTTGATGTTTTTAATGGTACTTTTTCAATTGGTGTAATCATGTTATTTTGTGGTTGATTTTGCATTATTATATTAATATGATTTAAATATATAATAATAAAAATTACGCAAATAATTTATCAATTAGCCCTTTTTCTTCAATTTTATTAGATACTTGAGAATATCCGTTATATTGTTCTAATGCTTTATCATTACATGGAACATTAATAGTTGAATATTTATAACATGTTTCTTCTAATTTAAAAATTTTATCATTTATTTCATCATGCTTAGGTGCAAAATATATTGTGCAATTTTCTTTACATACTCTATTAAATATTAATGCTAATGATAATCCAAATAATGCACTAATCATAATTTGTCCAATTGTTGTATAAAACAATCTATCGATTAAATTACGTGTATTTATCATCTAATTAAAGTTTATTTTTTTATATTATAGGTTGTTCCAATGCTTTATCTGAACATTTTACTTCATTAACTTTATATTTATAGCATACATCATTATCATTTCTATAAACAATTTTATTAGCATTATATGGCGTTGGATATTTTATTACAATTTTTGGTTTAGGTGTTGCGATATACACATAAAATATACCGACTGAAAATGCAATAATAAACGCAAAAAAATGAAATTTAAAACAAGGTTGTATTTCTTCCATTTAATTTTTATATTCTATTTTATATAAATAATAATAATATAAAATGTTTGAAATGTTTAATATTAATATAAAATTGTTAGAACCTTATTATGGTTTATTAATAGTTTTATTATTATTATCAATAATATTTTGTTTTGTATATAATATACATCTGTCCACTTTTATTGGCACTGCCTTTTTTATTTTAATTATTTGCTATTTATTTAACATATCATTAACAACAATCATTATAGGATATATTATTCCATTATTGGAATTAATATTATATTTATATTATTTAGTCGTTTCATTATTATACTTACCTTTTTATCTTATTTATGCAATTTGGGGTGCTTTTATAAGAGTATTATCAATATTTGGTTATATATTAAAATTCATTAATGATATTATGATGTTTTTTTATAATTTTGTTAATGATATTTATATAACATAGTAAAATTTTATTTTTTAACTTTCTTCTTTCCTTTTTCTTTGATTTCTTCTTTGATTTCTTCTTTGATTTCTTCTTTGATTTCTTCATATTTCTTTTTTTTCATTACTGAAACCGAATAAATATCATTTGGTATTTCAGTATATTCTGGTTGTTTTAATGATATTAATTCATATAAATCTTTAACAGCTTTTGATGTTTTCCATTTATTATATAAAATTTCTTTATTTCTCAAATATTTATTATAATTATCAATATTTTTTTTTCTTGGTGTTTCATAATCATTAATATAAATATTTTGTTTTTCAATTAATTCTTCTTTTTTATCTGAAATATGTTTATTATGATTTTTAACAGCTGATAATAATTTTGTTTTATTTGTATCATTTTTAATATTTATTATATTATCAATTAATATATATCCAATATCTATTAATGGATTCATATTAATTATTTTTATTGCTTCTAATAATTTTAATTTTTCAGGGTCAACCCATTCGGGTAAGTAATAATAATTATACATATATAAAAGTTGTGGTTTATCATATTTAGAGCTAGGGTATAATAAATAAATATTTTCACATCTATAATTTCCTAAGAATTTGCGTGTATCTTCCTTAAATTTTTCCATATTAATTATAATCTATATTTTTTTTGCGTCATATATATTAGGTTGTGTTAATTCAAACATCCCTTTATAAAATTCTGATAATTTTTCACTATCACTTAATGTTTCCTCGTATTGACTTATAGGAATATATTTAATTATTTCTTTAGGTTTTTCAATATTTGAATATTTAAATTCATAATAACTTTTTATTACTAGCACAACGCCAACAAATAAAATAAATATAGCTATTGATTTCATTTTTATTTAATGAATACAAAAAAAATAATTGATTTAAAAAATTAATCACTCGGATTACCTTCTTCCTTCACTTCCTCCTTCACTTCCTCCTTCACTTCCTCCTTCACTTCCTCCTTCACTTCCTCCTTCACTTCCTCCTTCACTTCCTCCTTCACTTCCTCCTTCACTTCCTCCTTCACTTCCTCTCTTCCTTCTTTGGCGGCAATCCATGGGTCTTTTTGTTCGGCTAGGTCATCAGCGATATTTGAAACAGTTGAAGATTTAGCCATCATTTCAACTTTTCTTTGTTCAAAAAGTTCATCTTTTGAGTCCATATTTTGCTTATATTGTTTCATTAGGGTATTAAGTTGAGTTTCTGAATATTCTTGGTCGGATAAATCATTTGGATTTGGAGACCATGGACACCAGCATCCGACCTGACAAATATAAATATCAAATTTGTTATCTTGGCGCTTAATAAATTCACTTCTTGTTTTAGCTTCATCAATTGTATCAAAAACTCCACGAATTTTAATTCCTCGCATAGAAGTTTTAAAATCATTTTCTTTATGAAAATCAGTCTCAATTTCATGTGAATTATTATCCTTGAAAAATTTATATTGTGAATCTAGGTCATTGGCATTGAAGATATAATCATGATTAGAACGAATAGTTTTAATTAATTCTACTGAATCCGGATATTTATTTTGAATTCCATCTAAAAGAGTATTCATATCTTTTCCGAATTTATCGATAAATCGGGAAAAATAATAAACTTCTTTCTCCTTTAAAATATTTTCAGGACTTAAAAATGATACTAAACAATAATTTTGACCTCTAATAGGTTTATCCTCATCCAGATAATCTTTTTCTTTTGTTGATACTAAATTTTCACTCATTTATTATATATATATAATATAAATAAAAATTCTTATATCATTTTCTATTTATTTTGCCGGTTAAAATAATTTTAATAACTATTATTAAATCATTTATAATAAAAAAATATATTATTATAATAGTATAATATGAATCAACAACCAACATATAGTTTTGATATTTGGGAAGCATTAATCCGTATATTAAAATATGCGATTGAGGCAATAGTTGTTGCGATAGCTGCTTATGTTTTACCTGAACAAAAACTTCAAATGAGCGAAGTTTGGATGATTGCCCTGACTGCTGCATGCTTATTCTCTCTATTCGATTTACTATCACCCTCAATTGCTGCTGGTGCTCGTCAAGGTGTTGGTCTTGGTGCTGGTTTCCGCCTTGTTGGTTTTGGACCTTAAAGAGATGGAATAATTTTATAATTTAAATCTTCACATATTTTTTTCCATATTTGGTCTTGAACATATAATTTCTCCCTGCTTTTTAAAAGAGGAAAGAATTTTAAATATTCATTCAATCCTAATATCTGAAAGAATTTATATAAAACATAACTATATGATAAGAAATTTTTGCGGTCTTTAGGACAATGTTTTAAAAATGGTCCTTGAATATCTTTAAACATCGAACATAATTTTTCTTCTAATTCTGTAGAAAATTGCGGTGTTGGTATTCCATTAATTCGATTAATAATATAATTAATATGTTCATAATATTTATTAATTCTTAATCTTTTTAAAATTTCTCTCATCTTTGAATATGTAATTTTTTTTGTATCCATTATTTTTTCTTTTTTAATTTCATTTAATATCTTTTCAAATATATCATTCGGAATATCCGTACTTTCTTTTCCCTGAACTTGATTACACCACTCCCTAAAATGATTTATTCGCTTATAACTAAAATGAGATGTATCCTTTGTATTTTGTTTTAATATTGGTCTATTTTGTTCAACTAATAATAATTCTTGATATCCACAATTATTACATATCATTATTGCATCATGTTGCAAACATATTAAAGGTATATTACATCTTGTGCAAATTTCAGTATTATCATTATTATCTATTTTTTTAATATAATATTTATTAGTTATTGATAAATACTGGTCAACTAAATCGCTTTTTTCAACAATCTTATCATCTTCTTCAATTTCTTTAATTTCTTCTTTGGGTAATGTAATATTAAATGATTCTAAAATAGATTTATTTTTATATTTATTATTATTAGAAGTTGAAGAAATTGAAGATATTGTTGATGATTGTTTTTCTAACATTTCATAATAATTAAATAAAATAGAACTTGTATTTTCATAATATTCTATTTCATCAAAATAATTAATATTATTAATTTCATTATGTAATAATGTTAATTCTTCTTTTATTCGAATATTACTATTCCATAAATTCGAATAAATATTATCAAATTTTAAATTATCTATATTATATTTCAATATTTCATCATTGATATTCTTGTAATTTATTTCTAAACTATTTATTCTTTCCGTATAAATCTTATTATCTATTATTTTTTTACTATAATTATTAATTATTTTATTATGCATAGCATCTAATGTTGATAAATCCCTCGTTATATCAACATTTTGAAATCGCTTTTTAGATGTTTTATCTTTAAACATATATAATAAAAAATGCGGATATGCTTTTATATATCTTATTCAATATATTTTTTTCTCCTATTATAGTATAA